CCATTCCCGACCGCAATTCTTGTGGGTCTTCGCCTGTTGGTACTTCTTCTGTACTGCCGAACAAATCAAACCCAGAGAAAAAGTCTCTTACAGGAGTCTTCTTTGGTTTTGGCGGCTGGGGAGGGGGTTCTGTAGCAGCGTTTTGTGGGGCAAGATCATTGCTTGGAAGAGTAGATTGATAATTTCGGTAAAGGCTCTGCATGGCTCCAGCTAAGATTCGATCTCGGGCAGCCACAATGTCTTCAGGGCTTCCGTCTAAATGCTCTGCTTCTGCAATAGATGTTGCATAAGGAATCAACCTATCCATTGTAAGGGTGCCGTCTTGCATGCTGCTATGAATAAAACTTACCGCGTCCAGTTCTTGCATGTTGACATCAAAAGAATGCGGTCCCGTAGTCTGCTCAAGCGCCGTCTCTCCGGGAAGGCTACGCTGTGCCTCCCTGATGGCCTTCATAAGAATGCGCTGATCTTTAGGTGCCGCCCGAATGGCTTGTCGAGCTTGTTCTTCTGCGGCGCGTTGTTCTTGCAGTTGCGAATACTGTTCCCTGGCTTCTCGAGCAGAAGAAGTTGGGTCGTACATTTCTCGAGCTCGACGGCGGACATCTTCATACCGGGGAGCGGAGGGTGTTTCTTGCATTTGCTCAGCAAGTTCGTTCCTGCGGTCCATCCATTTTTTAAGAATCTCTGATCGTTGCTGAACAACCTCTGCGTCTGTTGCCTCCCCAGGCATTTCGGCTTCTACAAGATTGCGAGTGGTGCCTCCGTACCCAAATTTGTTAGTGAGGGTTTCTAAAAACTGATTTCTATTTGCAGCCCAAGAGCGTTGTGTAAGTTGGTTTTCCGCAACGCCAGTTTGATCGATTACAAATCTTGAAATTGCCGTCATGTCTGTTCTTTTTTCTGCATCAGTCCTGGCCGCCCAGTCCGGTGTACTGGTAAGCTTGGCCTCCATTGCTTCTTTCAAATCAATAGCTGCTCTTTGTCTTTGAACCGGGTTTTCTAAGCCACGAAGGTCTGACCAATCGGCACCACCAGCAACTGCATTTACCAGCGACACACCATCTATTTGGCCCGCATAGGCTTGTGGGTCTGCGATTTCTGCTATCTTTCTTGAGGTAGCAGACGGAACCGCAGTCTCTCCAACAGCCATTTTGTATGATTCTCGACGATTGTCTGCTGTATCGTTCGCAACATCGTTCTTTTCTTTTTGAACATCAAAGTTGTATCGAAGAACAGCAAGACGCTGCGTTCCTTGTGTTCCAACCAGCTCTGTCTCTGTTTGGTGCCAGTTCGAAATCATGTCATCAAGACGCGCCATTTCATCCTGGAGCATTGAAAGGCGATGGAGTTCGATATTGTAGTCATTACCGAGCTCTTGAGACGCCATCTGCATGTATTGATTGGCGCGGTCTACTTGAGACTCTAAGAACAAGCCTCGATAAGAATGCGCCCTACCGCGACGTGGCCCACCAAGCTGATAGCCAATCGGGGTGTTTTGATATTGACGGCCCCGTCTCGACCGAGATGATCTTCTTCGCGGCATTATGATCTATTCCTTGACAAGTAGGTGACAAATCCCAAGGCGTCTTCTCGTTCTCGTGCGGTCCCGTCTAAGCCTTCATCTTTTAGAAACTGAAGCATAGACTCGTTGAGCGCTGCTTCTTGTGCGGCACCCTGAACCTGATATTCAACCTCATCTGCAAAAGCGAGCATCGCCTCTGTGGGGTCTTCTTGTAAACCGGCCTGTTCCGCATACAAACGATCAAGCTCGCGCTGCTGGGCCAGCGCAGCCTTTTCGTTCTCAACCAGCAAAGCATGCTCGGTCTTTTTGAGAGCATCGGCCTCACGTTTTTCGGCATCACCCATTTGCCTGAAAACATCACCGCCAACCGAACGGTCCCCGCTTGCAAGGGCTGCGTCTCTTCGAGCTTGTGCAGCAGCAGCAGCCTCGATGGCTGGAGCATTCATCGATTGACGATAGAGAGACATCTCTTCGTCAGTAAGTCCAAGCTCCTTGCCCTCAAGGTCACGAATACGTTTTTTTAATCGCTGTTGATATTCTTCTTCGGGAGAAGTGGTGAACATGTCATAAGCGCCAGCAGCCAACGTGCCAACACCGGCCCCGATCAAAGAACCAGTGGGTCCAGCCAGCCCGCCAATCTTTGCTCCAAGCTGAGCACCTCTCGCTAAATTTTGTATCGCCATTAGTTATTCCTATTTGTAATAAGCTTCCACGCTTACGCCCCAGTTGCAAAAAAACGTATTTGAAGAATCGGTGTATCCAGTCAAAGACAGCGAATGTGTTCCAGCCGAAAGAGTTGCCATGTGAAAACCAGCAAAGTTATTTCTCGACTGGTGTTCTCCCGGATAAGCAACGGTTGGCCCAAAGGCTGGTGATTCAGAACGGATCGTGTTCCTTGTCATAAGGATTCTTGTGTCGTCCAGGGCCAAATAAATACGGCTTCTTTTGCTGGCACCCCACAGGGGGCAAACCGGGGAAGCATAAAACTGCAAGATGACGTGAGCGCTTGCTTCTAAATGAAAAGTCACCGCTGAGTTGGGTAGATAGTTGTAAGACGGAGACGACCCACCGGCTGCGTCTGTAGACCCCTTGTTGACCCAGGACATTTCATTCGGTTCAGAGTTTCTACCGGCATTTACACCGCTTGTAAACCTGTGAGAGTTTACGATTGGATCGTACCTGCCTCGCATAATGTGACGAGGTCCCGCCCAGCTGGTGGTCTGGAAATCGGTTGCCCTCAGTCCACCAGATATGTAGTCCCTTAGTTCATCGATGTTTTCTTGAACATCTTCCGCAACAATTGTGGTTGCTCCAGTAAAAAACTTTGTTGGAAGGTATGGCATTAGAGCGCATCTCCTCTCATTACAATTGCGCCAAGAGACCCTCTTTCCAGATTGAAGGTGAAGTTGGCGGCAAAGGCTTGACCGGCTGCGTAATCAAGAATTGTCCAGTCTCCCATCAGTATTTCTCTATTAGTACCAGAGCTTGAATGAACCATCACAGGCATTCGGGCATTTAGGCGAATCTTCTTGATGGTCATTGGGGTCACGCTTGTATGAACATAGTAAGCAGAAACCATTCCTGATCGATTACAGAGGGTTATTCCGCCGTTGAGAATGCCTTCCATTGACAGCAATAGACACCCGTCTGTATTTTTTTCGTAGCCTATGTTGATAGTGGCGGGAGCCCCAAAGGTTGAGTTCAGGGCTGAGGCGCGGCCAGGAAGAGGCTCAAATCCAGTGGTCGTGCTTGTTTCCCAGACCGGGTAAAACAATGCACAAAAACCCGTGGCATTGAACACTCCAGCTGTTGTACCAAATGTGGTGTCGATGCCTGGCCAATAAGAATGGACGGCGTCTGTGTGGCCCAGGTTGTGGTTATACAGCACGATGTTGTAGTTGATTCGCAGCAAATCGTTTTGCTGCATAGTTACCCCGCCGCCAGGTAGGCCCGTCCAGTCAAGAAGAAGGTCATCTGTTCCCGCACTTAGGGTAAACGGTGTTCTTCCGTCTTTGGCTGCATAGGTCACAAGTCCTGACCCGGATTGTCGGTCGTTGTTGTCCACCTTATCCATGTAGACAACAGGCTCAACGCGACCGCTTGGATAAGAATAGCCTTCCAAATTTCTGCGATCAATCCCTTCCGAACGAACATTTTTTTCATTCAGGGTCAACGAGGCTTGGCGAGCATTGTCAAACTTCGCGTCCATGTCTGCACCAGAAGTGACGGTGCCAGGCAGTCCGATATTGTCGTTTACGATTTCAGCCATTTATCGATACCTGTTGATAGCAAGAATAGAGCCGCCATCGTAATAAAACAAAGGCTCGTTTTTCATTTGAGGAATAGCGCCTGTTCCATACCGTTCATCCCAGCCCGCTACCTGCCAAGACACGGTGATCTCGTGTTGACCTGTAGTGATGGGTATATCGGCCACAAGATGTACAGTTCCGATATTTTGCCAAAGCTCATGGCTTTCACACACAACCACGTTGTCTACACTCAATGCAAAACGACACCACCTCCCACCATAGGCTTTCTGAGTAGAAGTGCTCTGGGAGTTGGCATTGTTCAAATAATACCAGGCATTGAATTCCAGGTGCAGGTTGCCTTCAAGAAAACGCTTACTTAGCTTTTGTGCGCTGTTAGTGACCCAGCCGCCGCCATAAACATTGTAAGTTTTCCCGTAGATATGGTTTCCATAGCAAGCAAGCTCTCTTTCAAGGGGCTCTTGAGCTCGAATACCTTCCTTCAAAGCATAAGAAAGGAAGGCTTCTGGAGCCAAATGTTCTGCCGCGATTGAATCGTTCTGAATGTTTTCACGATCCAGGCCGCCGTTTATTTCGGCTTTTAGCGAATTGTACCCTGTATCAAACTCACCCGAATCAAGGATGTTTCCATCTTTTAGATGAGCATCTGTCCATTTGAAACTCATGCTCTTTTTCCTCGGATGGTTTGTGTTTCTGTAGAAGTAAACTCAACCGAATACCCCAGCAGAATCATATCGTTTGTAGTTTCGATTTCGAAAGCAAAATGACTCGCACCTTTTTGGGCGATTGGATACCGGAATTCAGTCAGATAGGGCTCCTCCCAAACCGCGCTTCCCCACGATCCTGTTCCATACACACCCTGATCCTCATGGTCGGGGCGTTGTGGTTTTACAGGGGTGGCCATTGTTCCAGAGTCACCAAAGTCCATGTAATAAGTCATGGGAATGGCGTTGTTTCCTCGAGTCAGGGCATAGACGTAAACGTATTTGATGAACTTCTTTCGTTGCGGAACACCCAAATCCAGCCATGCGCTCTTATAGGTAGAGATCGGCGGTGGAGAATCAACCGTGATATTCTCCTCGATACCCATGGTCACGTTGTATCCGGCAGCTCTTTTACGAGAAACTACAAACAAGCCGCACTCATAGTCCGTCATCGTGAGCTCTTTGCCTTTGTTTGTTCCAAAGACAATGTCGCCATTGGGTGTGGTTGCGATTGCCCCCACGGGGAAGCCGGTGCGTTGGGACCACTGGCCATTGTCCATGTGCAAGACCAGCCCCAGGCTTGGTAAAGACTGACCATCTACTGGAAAATAACAATGCCACTCTCGCCATTTATGGCTGAATGCTGCTACCGCCCGAGCTCGAGTAGAAGTAGAAATGCGACCCATGGTCTTGAGAAGACCATCAGATATACGATTGAGGCGGATAGTGTCTCCACCATCCATGCCGCCGCTTAGCTGATAGAATCCGTCTTTTCCAAGAAAGACGACACCAAACCCCTTGATGACCGTAATGGTGCCGGGCGCGTCTGTGCCAACACCCTCGGCAATAGGGACCACCTTGAAGCCCGCCACTGCATTTCCACGAATCATATCGATGGCGTTCTCTCGAAAGACAATCAGCTGGTTGTAGAATGAAACCATTCCAACAATGCCGCCCCCATCTCTGGTGCCTAAATCAAAGTAAGACAAACCAGCATAGCTATCAGGCTGTCCTGGCTTGCTGTAGAACAGCTTTGTAGGGTCCTCCTGGCCGCCATCGATGAATAGGGTTCCTTTGAACGAGGCCGACATCCTGGGGGCAAGTGTGGGCAAAAGAACGCTATCAATATCAGCTGGTCCCAAACTGTTCATCGCTGCGTCTGGGAGAAAATCGACATAGTTTGTTTCAGTATTGTTATCGATTTCTTCAACGAAGTAATAGACCTCGTCTGCACCCACGTCGGGGCTTTCTTTTAGATTCTTTGTGCGGTAAATACGGCGAGCAACGGTTCCGGGGGGGCCGATAGGAACGTCATCCAAGTACACCGCGAAACGGTGTTCGTATGAACCGTCTGTTACCCAAGAAACAAGCGAAGAAGCGGCAGAGATAGGGCTTTCAGACCCAGCCTCATTGACCCAAGTAACCTTCCACTTGTAGGCGTTGACATCTCCAGCGCCGCTATCCCCAAGACCATAATAGTCTTCCATTGAAGAAAGCTCGCTGCCAGTAAGATCAGTGCTAACAAAGTTTTGGAAAGGCATAAACGTGGTTTGCGGTGCGCCGGTGTTTGTTGCGTCCACTTGCCACGCCTTTGGGGGGTTTGGAATCCGTGTCCAACCAAGGCCAGTTACCCGATCACCATCGAACTTTAGCGGCTCATCGTACCCGTTCGTAATTATGAGGAACCTGCCCATTGGGGAATACACGGTGCCGGGCTCATTTGACAACGGAACAGATCGACCAGAATCTAAAGTTACGGTGCCCCCTCCGGTAGTGATGTGAACGTGGCCCACGGTATATTTGAGGTCGCATTTTTTAGCGCCAGTCAGCGCGGTTTCAAACAGATGATAGACACGCGCCCCATTGTGAGTGCTCCAAACATACAGAGACTGCACGCGCTCTGTGCCGTCAAACGGATGATACAGAGTTGAGTTTGGAAAGAACTTCTCATACCCAATACGGTTGTCCCAGCCGCCCGTCTTTGGGTCCACAGTAAAGTTGACCATCTTTGTGGCCGACTCTGCGGGCTGTGGGAGGATTTCAACTAAACCCTCAAGGCGCTCTACTGTTTGTTTTAGGCCAGCCTTCATCGGTTATCCCTGATGAGTCAGAGTTGTTTGAGCACCAAAGAAGTTGGCATCTTGAGTAAACGCCTCTTTGACCCACATCTGGGCTCCAGATGTCAGGAATCGTTGCTCGATCTTTAGCAGTTCTGCGTCAGCCTTTTTACGGTACATCTCCGAATGTGAGAGGTTGTCGTGCTTTACAAAGAGCTCCTGACATGCACGATAAACCAAATAGCGGTGGTGGACTACTGGCAGATCGGGGACATCGCTGTCCTCAATCAACATATCTGGACGCCTAAGATACCGGATATTGATGAGATAATCAGTGTCTTGCCGTGGGTACAAGCGGATTCGCTGATAGTTTCCACCATGTTCTGGAAGTCGAACACCCTTTGATAAGTAGCTGGCTGCCAGGGCCAGGTTGTTTTCGATGTCAGTGTTCTCCGCAACATCAGTATTTGTGACGTGGTAGTAGGCTTTTGACGCGGCAGTACGGACATACAGTCGTTTCAAAGTTCCTGAGTTGGCACCAGTAACTTGGAGGTTGGAAGAGTTGATGTTTGTAGCTCCTGTCACCGAGATAGAGGCTTCAGGGCTTGGTGCGCTTTCGCGCGTCCCTTCCACAAAAGTGTATTTCGCATAATAGGTGCCCACCTCACTGAAGGTGGCTCCGCCTGCCAGCGCGATTGTTGGCGGAGTAACTGGCTGCATCACACTGATGTCATCATACAGAATCCAGTCTGTCGGCAAACCAGTAATGCTTAGCAATAAGTTCAGCTGTTCATCACGAAGACGAGACAAAGCATAGAAGTGGGTGTGAGGACCCTGAATCACGTCTCGAATTCCCACAGATACAGGCATCACGCAATCAATAGGCATGTCCACATACCGTTGTTTTACGGTAATCGATGCTGTCCCCGCCACATTGTCTATCGCTGAAAAGCCCTCGAGGATAACCTGGGTGCCGCTGACAACCTTTTGAATGATATATTCACCATTATCGTTGGGTGTGCTCCCAATCTCCAGAACCATTCCCTGCATCCAGGATGCCAGAAAGAAGTTGGCGGTACCCACTGTGACCGTGTTCGCACCAGCTGCAAGCGTCCCTGTTGAATCAGAAACATCTCGATAAACTTGGAGCTCAATGGTGTCCTGTGCAAAGGACCATGGCCTGTCAGTAAAGAACTCCAGATAGATTTGGTTCAAAATCTGATTTACTTCATCTCTATACGTTTGCACATTTGGGTCGTAATCAACGATAGAGCCGACCATGGAGCGCATTTCAAACAGGTTCATTGTGACTCCTTACACATCAAGCAGCAGTCGAACAGCAACCGGATTTTGTGGACTTGTATTTGAAGTCTGTGCAGCACTGGTGACGCAAGCCATGCTTAGGTTTGTGGCAAAAGCACTGCCGGGTGTGCAAGTAAAAACGCGGCGCACAAGCCCAGGACATTTGAACACCCACTCTGAAGGTGTTCCGCCCACCCCGCCCACAGTTGGAGAAGCGTGGTTCCAAAGTTTGACGTAAACAGCGTTCGAGTTTCCGGTGTTGTCAATGTCTACCTGGAGGAGGACGCCAGCACCACCAGCAACAGCGTTGTCTGCAGTCGCGGTGGCCGATGTTTGGACTACATAAAGATCGCCAGGTAGGCCATAAAGAGGAGACTTAGTAAGAGCCATGCTTATCTCGCTACTGCATGAACCTTGACGGTTCCGGCAGGGGTTGTAGTGCCTGGCGTACCAGCACTGTTGGTGGCAGCAAGCGTCAGATTGTTCATAGCAAAGCCATCGACAACGGTCCAAACAACCGTTTCAGAGGCGTCTGCTTGTAAAATATAATCGGGGGCGGTGG